CAGAGAGCCGAGCTCGGAGAAGAACTCCGTGAGCATCTCGTTCGAGACCGAACCTGACTGATCGATAGCGATGAGGAGCTTCGCTTCGTACCCGCGCTTCACACCCGGGTGGATGTAGGGGTAACGCTTGTTGATGCGCTTGATCGACGTGGAACGTCCGCCACGGACGAGCTGACCGACGAACTGCCGAAGAACGCTGCGCCAGTTGATGACGTTGGCAACCGACTTACGGATGGAATCCACGAGCTCCGCAGGAATGTTGCCCCAACCGTTCGCCTGGGAGTCGGCATGCTTCTGAGCCTTCTCGACGATCGCCTTCACCTTGCCCTCGATGTACTCACGCATCTCCTCGGGAACCTGGTCCCAACCGTCGTGGCTGTCCATCGAACCAATGGTGACCTCGATGTCTCCACCGTCACCGACAGCCTCAGACAGGGTAGAATCGCCGGCAGCTGCTTCCTTGTCAGCCTGCTCCTTGATCTTCTCGAAGTACCACTCAGACGCCATCATTGGAGGAAGCTTCGAGATGACGTCAGCGAGCTTCGAAGCATGCTTCTCGTCCTTCGTGTACTCGCGACCCTCAGGGTGCTTCGGACGAACACCTGGGAGGAGGCAGAACTCGGGAAGAGCACGATCACCCTTACCTCCCGACTTCGCGGACGACACGATGATCGAGTTGATCGCGAGGTCCGTTGCGATGTTCCAGAGGTGTGCCGGCTTTCGTCGACGACCGTAGAGGTGACCGAACACAAGGTGGTAGTACTCGTGAGTGATGACGCCGCGGACCTCCGAATCGGTCAGTGCCGTGAACTTCGTCACCTTGTCGGTGACCTTGCCGTCCTCACCGAGAACCTTCGAGACGAACTCACCACCACCGAAGAACACTGGGTTCCAATACAGGGTGAGCTCGTCGGTCTTCTCGTTGAAAGCAACAGCGGCCGTTGGGATGTCGTTCGTGGGGGTCTTTTGGATGTGCCGGCTCAACTCCGCGAAGAACGGGGAGTCTTGCAGGAACGCGATGAGGTGGCGGTCGAGATTGAAGTCCGTTTCCATGGCGTTGATCATAGTTAACTTATACCTCTTTCGGTTGCATCTTTGCACCGACTCTGAAACTTTTATATCTTTAATGAAAAGTCAGTTACTACCTTGATGCCTTCCACAGATCAAAAGCCTCGAGCACTTTGCAGTCTACATCTCTTGGGTCTCTTGTGCGAGAGAAGACGGGGAATCTGACTCTTCCGTCTGCAGTCAATCCATCGGACGTGACAGGATCGGGCTGGCCTTCGACCTCGACGATTCGTCCGATCCACGAATCTGGATCCATGTTGATCTCTGCCTTCAGCTTGTCTGTGTATCCGCCGCCCACCCGAGTTGTGACGCCGTTAGGCATCAGCACCTCAAAACCACCCCACAGCCCTTCGCGCTTTGATCCCCTTCGGCCTTCATAATAACCGACAACTACTCCTTCGTAAGTTGAGACGGGCTTAAGTTTGAGGACGGAGTCAGTCCGCTTGAACGAATACGAGGCTCTCAGGTCTTTCAGCATGATTCCCTCGTAACCCGACGTCATCGATCGAGAATAGAAGCTCATCAGGCTCTTCTGGTCTCGAATCTCTTCTCCAATGACTTGAACGATGCATGAAGATCCAACTTGCTTGACGAGCTCTGCTGCCAGATCGATTCTGTCGACGAGAGACGAAGTGTTGCTCTGGTTTCGCCAGTCGTCGAAGTGCATTGCATCGAACACATTGAAGACGATTCCGGAATCATCTTTTGCATTCTTGTGCGACATGATGACAGATGCAGACTCATTCCAGTCTGATCCCATCGCTTCGCCGTCGAGAATGAAGTCGTCCCACGGCGCCGCCTCGATTGCAGACTTGATCCGAGGCATCGTTTCGAGGACAGAACCGCTTCTAGTGAACAGAGTCACTTCGCCGTTGTGCTTCACTGCAACGCACCTGAGTCCGTCGAGCTTTGGTTCGGCTCTGACGGGATATTCAACCTCTTCGTCAATGACGATTCCTCTTCCTGTCTCGAAATGAGAAGAAAGAGATTCTGCCAGCTGCACCGAGAATCGGACTATGGACTTGGGCCACACCTTATTGACCGTTGTCTCCTGAACACCGCACCGAAGGTTCTTGAGAATGATCCTTTGGCACCACTTCTGCTGACGAGAAGTCATCATGCTGAATGCCGAGACGACAGCGGCTTTTGCTGCATTACCGGTGATCTGTCTTGAAGAGAGATCGCTGAGGAGAACGTCGAAGAATGTGGTGAGGACTCGATCATCATCGGCTACCTCTTCCTGAAGAGAAGGAGGCATCTTGAACTTGTTGACGTAGTAGTTGATGTACGGATCGAAAGAGGCGATGAAAGCGCGTCGAAGCAGATCGTTCTTTCGATTCCTCTCGAGAAGATCTTCCTTAAAGAGACGAGAATTGTCTGACTCAAGAGCTTCGAGGATGTCGATCACTGTTGCCATGTTTGTACCTTACCACCCTGTAACTAGATTTTGCACCGTTTCATGTGATGCGCCTCAGATGAGCGAATCTGGAATTTTCTGGGATGTTAAGTGAATACTTGCGGATCGTAGGATTCCTGTGAGAACCTGTGTAGGTTGAGACAGTGTGGTAACCGGGCTCGACCCCTGCGAAAACTTCTTTCCTGACGCCACGAGCGTTTCCACCAGCACGAAGTCCACGTCGAAGTGCTCCACCATCGTGCGTCGAGATGATCTTGACGATGAGGGCATCCTGAGCGTCACGTGAACGTTGCACGTCTCGTTGGATCCGTTGCTCGTTGTTGTGGGTCATGACGCGAAAGCGCTGAGTAAAAGGAGCTAAATCATCGACAAGCTCGTTGACAAGTTCGATGCACCGCGCGCGGTCCTTAAATTCATCCTCTAAGATGCCGTATGAAGAGTTTAGCTCTAGAGTGAGCTTAAACTTAGAGAATGCCCAGATGTTGCCTTCTTCGTCCTGAACCTCTCCCGGTTCATCCTTCCATTCCAATGAAAACCCAGCAATGCTTGATCCGTATGCGGCGACGTTCTTTCGTCTAAATGACACGTTTATTGAACGAGCTTCTATATTTTCCATGAGAAAAATCTTATTCAGTTCATCATACATCGCCTTCGAAAGATAAATGGCGGCAGGCGATGAGATGATCTTTTGAATGGCTAACCGAGATATGTCACGCTTGTTGGCAGTCTGGAATTCCATCATACTTTCCTAGAAGGATCGGGTTCATAGCTAAAGGTAAAGCAAGGATAGTAGTCGTCTCCGTGATCAGTTCCCACCGTCAGCCATACGTGACCTGTTTCGACGTCACGAAGCACCCAACCGTTGAAGTTGGAACTCATTTCCCTCAAATCTTCGTCGCTCGGTAAATTTTCCGTCCCATCATCGTTCCAGCGATTGGACCGATATGTGCGATGTGACAAGCCTCCTTCCTCAAGGATCACACGGGCAATAGGTTCTCGAAAGAAGATCTTGTCATTGCTTGACGTTCTGAAGCAACCAAAGTACGAACGGTAACCGTCGCTTGGGTCTTCCACGGCATCAAGAATCATTCTGGATCCACCGACGCCGATGCAGAATGCATTGTTGTCTACTCCGTAGAAATCGTAAGTTCCTCCCAAAAGAGTCTTGAAGATTTCATCAGGAAATCGATTATCGACAGAATCGATGTCAAAGTATCCGTTCTCGTTTAGATACCTGCTCATTTGGTTCTATGATAACAAAAAACTGAGCCGATTTTCATCGGCTCAGTTTTTATTTTTCACTTATAATCTTGCGGAATTCAGTTCATGCTGAGCTCCTCGCGTTTCTTCAAGAAAGATTTGACTGCTCTGTCAATCTTCACAAAAGTTGCATTCTCAGCTCGAGCGACAGGTGAATCAACACCAGCGTCTCCCGAAGTGTAGCACTTATAAACTGATCGTGACCGCGGAGTGCGCTCGTAGCACTTGTTGAGAACGTGCAATGCTAGCTTAAGCTGCAGCTTTCTATTCGAGCAAATCTCCTTCTTACTGTGACCTTCCCAATTTTGGCCTACCATTACCTGTCCTAGACCGATCGAGCGTCCTCCGTCGCCCGAAGATTTACACGTCTCGACAGACTCACGAAGGCCAGACTCGTGGAAGACAGCTGCAGCCAACATTGATGCAGCTTCTGCCTTCTCCATTGAGAGTCCTTCTTCAGATTTATCGTCTTTCACGACAACTTCTACTATGTCAGAAGCTATGGCGTCTACCCTGCTGGTCTCAACATTCGGTGCTAGCACCTGCAAGATGAGGCTCAGCGCAGTAACTAAGTTCGTCATTCTTCATTTCTCCTTTGGTTCTCAATTTCATCTATGATCTCTCAAAGACTTTTGAGAACTGTTCGGTAACTATAGCCCAACAGAAAAATTTGGAAACTTTTATTTTTGGTTTTTTATTATTTGAATTATTCAGATTTTTTCTGATGTCAAACAGCCACCTGTTTTGATTTGTTTTTCTTTTTCTTGTTCTTGTCGGCATCCAGAGATTCTTCAAAGGATTCATCAAGTTCTTCGCTTGGAGAATTTGAATCAATCACAGAGTCTCCTGTTTTTTCGCTAACAATGGCTAAAGGCTTTAAGACGATTAGTCCCTCGGCGGGAGAAGACAGCGTGGGCAAAATATTTTTTTGAACTTCTCTTGAGTCTAAGAATTCAGATTCTTCAGGAGGAACAACGCCCATTGATTTGCATCTTTCAAGCAGAAGCTCATAAGTTACAATTCCATTTTCATTTAAAAAAATTTTTAAATCAGTTTTTCTTCTTCTAAGAATGTCTTTTAGGCTAACCTTTGACAGGCTTCTATTGTGAAGTCTCATTTTCGTCTCCCGTCTGCATGCAATGCTTCGATGTCTTGCAAAAGATCGCAAATTCCTTGTTGAAAGACAGGAGATTTTGCAATCTCTTCAATTTTTTGATCGTTCATATTTATGTCCCAACCCTCAACAAGAGCTTTTGCAAATTTTTTCATCACTCTCAGCACATGATTTCTGGCTGAAGAATGATTCATCTTGAATCCAATTGTAGACATCGTGTCTGCAATCTCTCTGTAGTTTACACCTTCAGACTCGATTACTGTTGCATAGTGGCTTTTTTTTGCAAGATTTTTCATTTTTCTCTTGAGGTAAATTTTATTGGAGAAAATTTTGCTTGTTGAATAAAACTCAATCGATTGTTCAAATCTTCTACGTGTTTGTTCTCATTTTTTTCAGCAAGATACTCTGTGATTTGATCAATCGAAATCTGAATGTTCAGCAACTTTTGCCGAACTAAAAATATCAAAAATGAATTTAGAAAAAGGGCTGCTGCAACAACTAACAGTATCACCTAAAGGCACCTTCGATCTTCATCTTCTCAATTTCTTGAGAAGATATCTTGTAACTACTCTTGTCAATATCATCCTCAAAAAGACCAAATCTTAACCGAAGAATTGCTGATTCTTTTTCGGTGAGAGATGCAAGAACATTTTTTACAATGCTCATCATCTCTTTCGAAGCAACGCTGTGAAACGGGTCGTTCTTGGGCTCAGAATCTTCAAGTTTTTCTTCAAGAGTAGAAGAGTCTGGATCTGAAGACGTTGGTTGACTCAGAGAAACAACATTCTTTCCAGAAGACATTGTTGCTTTTATCATTGCTTCTGAAGCATCAACAATCTCCATGAGGTCTTCATCCGAAGGATCAAAACCCATCTGATCTCTAAATTCGCCTGTTACCTGCATCAACTTTTTTTGCAATGAAGCTGCATGAGCCGGCAGACGAATTAGTCTCTTTCTTTTCAAGACATGCTGACTTATTGCTTGTTTAATCCACCATGTTGCATAGGTCGAAAATCTAAAACCTTTCTTCCAGTCAAATCTGTCGATTGCTTTAAGCAATCCAAGATTTCCTTCTTGAATTAGATCTTCAAGTGGGATATTGTGCCCTTTGTGCTTCTTTGCAATAGAAATGACTAAGCGCAGATTAGATTCAACTAGCTTCTTTCTGGCTTTTTCTGCAATTTCTCCGCCGCTCTCGTACTCTTGAAACAAATTGACAACTTCAGGGTGTTTGAGCTGAGAAAACTTCTTTAGATCATTTAAGTAGTGATGAATTGAAGTCGAATCCGTCGATTGCTGCACAATTTGTTGCTTAATCATTGATGTTTATTGGTTTGACTCCTCAAGATCGAGGTCATTTTCAAGGTCAGGCAAAACGTCTTCTGGGTTCATCTTGACGTATCTTTCGTGCATGTTCCTCCTTGTTGCTCGAAGCATGAGCTCTCTGTGAACATAAGCCAGCTCTACTTCCCAAGGGATTGCATCTGTTCCCGACCTAAGAACATCTTCTCTTGCGGACGAGAGATGATAGTTTCTGTTGAACAGATCCTCATCAGACGAACAAGCAAGAGTGTCCATGTCGACGACATCGGGAGGATCTACTGAATATCGTGGGCGATCAAAAGAGGCTTGAGAAGCAGTATTCGACTTTTTGTTCTTCTTTGACATTTTATAAAAACTCCTTATTGTAATGATAAATCAAGAAACAAACTTAGTACATACAATTTTTTGTCATTGAAAAATAACGTTCATTGCGCTTGACATTCCTTCGGAAAGATCCGACAAAAGCTTCACTGAGCTTACCATGTCGAGTTTAACTGATTGCTTTTCAAACACAAGATTAAATCTTCCATGATTTGAAGAAAAAATCACAAGTCTTCCACAAGGAGACTCATAAGACCTAGACCATCGTTCGAGCTTTTCAGACAAAGACACAACATTGTTCATAGCAAAATGACTCCCCATTCGTTAGGACCGATTGTGTACACAACTTTTTTGACACCTGCTCTTCTCAGCCTCATTTCGCACCCTGCGCACGGCCGAGCCATCGCCCAGTTTCCGTCTTTTTTTGCAACTCTTGCAACCCAAACTGTTGAACCCGGTGTCATCTTTCTGACAAGGCGAGTTTCAGCATGATGCTCGGGCGCATAATCAGGTGCAGCAATGTTGCTTGAAGAAACAATGACTCCGTCGTTTCTGACTCCTACTGCTCCTAGCAAGAAAGTTCTATTGTCAATTTTATTCAATTTGTTCTTAAATGCGACGCTTGCTGCAGCAACGAGCATCTTCTTGTCAGACGCCATATGAAAACTCTATACAAAGAAAAGACAAGATTGCACTTCTTTCAATAATTAGAATCATGAATGACAATCTCAGAACCAGCCAACATGGTCTGGAATTCATAGCCAAATGGGAAGGATGCATTCTAAAGCCCTACAAAGACATTGCAGGATTAAGGACGATTGGCATTGGTCATTTGATCAAACCTGACGAAATCTTTGCTGACGGCGTCAATATAACCAGAGAAAAAGCTTTAGAGCTGCTTTCTCAAGATGTTGGACTTTGTGAAGAGGCAATAAAAAGGTCAATTAAAGTTCCATTGAGTCAAAATCAATTTGACGCACTTATTTCTTTTGGATTTAATTGCGGCTCTGGGGTTTATGCAACTTCAACTGCGTGCAAACTGCTTAACGAAGGGAAATACGATCAAGTACCCGATGCATTGCTAATGTGGAGCAAGGCAAAAGTTAATGGACAGATGACAACAGTGCAGGGTCTTTACAACAGAAGAAAGAGCGAAGGTGAGCTTTTTAAGACTGCTGATGAAGATCAAGAAAATTCTGTTGAGCTTTCGGAGGAAGAAAAGAAAGCACTGCAAACACAAGTTGCAATCTCGACACAAAAGATAGTCGATAATTTTATGGATTCTCTTGACAATCAAAGCAAAAAAGTGAATTCATAGCACATGTCAACCACACAACTAAAAGGAAGCCAGATCCAAGACGGGACGATCGATTCAGCCGACATCGACGACTCGCTCGAGAAGGAGTTCACGAAGCTCCGCGTCACCACGGACGACCTGACTCCTGATTTCCTCGCTAGAAAGCTCATTTCTGGAAACGGCATCGACATATCCGTCACCGGACCTTCTGGTTCAAACCAAGCGCTACAGATATCCGCAACGGGCGGTGGAGGTGGCGGTGGATCTCCTGGCGGATCTAGTTCCCAGGTCCAGTTCAACCTGAGCGGATCGTTCCATGGAAACAGCGGATTTGTGTTCGAAGACTCCATGAGCACGCTCTCCCTAGCAAACCTCGCGGTTACCGGATCTTCCACAACAATCTGCGGAGATTCCTTCGAGATCACAGGATCGCTCTCAGTCACGGGAGGAATCACAGGATCCATAACTCAGCTCCCGAACGGCTCTCCTTACCTCGTGGCCGGAAACAACGTAACGCTGACAACTTCTTCCAGCGGCCAGATCACCATATCGTCAACGGGTGGCGGCGGAGGAATATCTTCACCAGGTGGATCCAGCACGAACGTCCAGTTCAATCTGAGCGGATCCCTTTCTGGAAGCTCATCTTTCACTTTCGAACCAGCGAGCGGAATACTGACGGTTCCTGGATTCTCCGGAGATTTCTTTGAGATCACCGGATCTCTATCGATAACGAACGGCATCTCAGGTTCTCTCACGCGGCTCGCAGATGGATCACCGTACTTGGTGGCAGGAACCAACGTTACGATCGTTTCTGGTTCAAATGGCTCTGTGACAATCTCAGTTCCGAGCGGTAACCAGGGACCAACCGGTCCAGCAGGTCCAACAGGTCCAACCGGAGACACAGGGCCCACAGGGCCTTCTGGTTCAAATGGCGAAACAGGTCCAACAGGACCCATGGGACCAACTGGACCAACTGGAGACGCCGGTCCATCAGGAAGCCCTGGTCCAATCGGTTCAACTGGTCCGACAGGACCTGCTGGGTCTAGTGGCG